CATGACAGATCCTCAAAAAAGATGTTTACGGTGTGGGCGTAACCCGAACGGCTCTGCGTAGCTTTGCCTTATCCCGCATATTAACGGTTCGCAGCCGCTTTCAACCTCTCGTACATATCTCGATCCGTTTTGTACAAGCGAGATTGCTCAGTCAGGTTGTACGTCTCTTTCGAGAACGGATTTTTTGTGCCTGCAGGGATGTCGCCACCGAAACTGCGACCAGAAGGCGCTCCACTGCCTTGTGGCTTCGGTGCTTTTTGCATATAAGCTGGCAACGTTTTAGCCCATTCGCTAATGGGTTTTCGCTCATACCCATTTACAACGACGACAGTTCCGTCAGCATCACGCTCGATTTGATCTGGCTTAAGCAGATCAGCCTTAAAAACGATGCTCGGATCATGCACAACATCAGCTAGTGCGGTGTTGGCTGGTGCAATTAATTCAAGCTCGCGAACCCTCGCCTCTAGCTCTGAGATGCGCTTGTCCTTCTCTTCCGTCGCCTCACGGAATTGCTGCTCCAAAGCCTGTCGGGCTTCGGTGTATTTGCCTTGCTTTTCCAGATCTGCCTGTTCTGCCTTAGCTTTGAAGTCCAGTAGCTCCTGAATATCAACGCCATCCGGGATGGTTTTAGCGCCTTTGAGTTTTCCGATCAGCTCGTAGTTTTTCTTTTCAAGTGATGCAATGCTGTTTTTTAGTGATTCGATTTCGGCATTGGTCTGCGGTGCAGGAGACGTAATCTCCTGGTTTTGCTCTTCAGACATGAATAACCCGTAAGGTTGATTTCACGACCACTTTACTTTGTCTGCCCAATATGCAGCAGATGTTTTCCCCTTCGCGATGTTTTTCGCATGGCGTGCCTTGAACGATGCCCGCTTAGCTTTGTCAGCAGCACTTTCACCTTTGCGCGGACGTTTCGTCTTAGCACCCTGCTGACCGAACCTAATGAGCTTCGGCTTATCACCGTCCTTAACGACAACAGCGTGAGACTTGCCGCTCGGATGGTTCGGCGTACGGATGGGTTTATCAAAGCCCGCAAACGTATGGCCACCACGTTTGATGGTCACTTGCGTTTTGGCGCAGAACGAAGCTGAGACCGTTTTTTCAAGACAGGGTTGCCAGTGCTCTCTGACTTGATGGCAACGATCGGATCGCCTTTTGCGCCACGCCTGGTAACAGTGCCGCCAGAAGGTCCTTTGATGCTGTAGGCACCTTCACCCTTGACGCTTGTGACAACGCCATAAGTGCGCTTGCCCTGATAGGTCCAGCTGACACGAGATCCTTTTTTCACTTTTTCTTGCCTCCCTTTTTCTTCTTGCCTTTACCCATGGATTTTTGAGGCTTCTTAGGCCCGTGGTAGCCAGGCATCACTCTTCTCCCTCAGGTGATTTGGTTTTAGCAGGTTTTTTCTTGGCAGCAGCCTTTGGCTTGGCTTTTGCCTGTTCCCCGTCGACGGTGAACTTGTACTTACTTGCTAGTGCCATCAGGATAACGGCGTTGTAACTGCTCCAAGGTTAGCTCTGTTCCGTCCTCGCTTACAAACCTGCGTATCGCCTTAGTAGGACCGTATTTTCTCGCCAGTCGATTGAAATATCGGACCTTTTCAGGACCGAGCACATCAGCCTTGACTTCAGCACTCTGGTTGTGCAGCCATTGCCCGTAGCTTTGATTGGCAGGGACTAAGCCACCAGAGCTACGACGTTTACCTGGTTTCGGCGGAGCAATGCCAAGGCGCTTGTAATCGATCAAAGGGACTGTTGTCGACCTGCAGTTGAAATGCTGCGGAGGCGTAGGGCCTTCTCCATAGACAAACTCCTGGTTGTCTAGTGCACGACATATTGCAGACGTCCTTGTGTCGAGAGTCGCGATATACCGATACTTGCTAGTTATGTCACGATTTTGCGTGTAGACCGCTTGACTAGCTGCATTGGCTACTTGATTCACGCTGGTGCGGACCATCGCCTTGATTTGATTGTTCGGTACAGCAATCAGCTGACGACGTAAACGCCGCGCGATCTTGTCCGAAGATTCGCCTAGTAACAGACCATTCCTCACCTCTTTGGCAAACACCTCAGATTGCTTTGCCGCTAAACGATTGAAAGATGTCGCAAGACCAGCGCCATTAGGAAGCGTGATCGTTGCGCCACCGCCAACATCAAGACGAAACGGCCTTGGCGTCCCTGTGACTGCAGCCCCTAAGTCGTCGCTCAGTGTGACGACGTTATATGCGGCAGGGTCGATAGTTGCTACTGCTTGTGCGAACTCAGGACTGATTTGAACGCTACGGGCTTGCAGTATCAAATCATCAGGCAGCTCACCCTCTAACACTTTGGTTACAAACTTAGTCTGCAGTTCAACTAAGCCTTGCAACTCTCGAACAGACAAAGCTGTAGCAATGCCAGACCAGCCATCTAGCGATCCTTTAAGTTGAGCCAAAATCGCTCGCAGCCTTGCTGACTGTGTCGGCGTAGGGCTGGCATCAAGGGCAGCCAACCTCTCCATTGCATCAACAATCAGATCGTTGTATGTGCGCACAATGCGCCTTGCGACACTGTTGCTAAAGCGATTTAAGTCAACCGCGTTTCGATATAACTCTGCTGGTGTCGTCATGTCGCATAGATGCCAAGGTTTATTGGGTCATCAATGCAGATAACAGACACGTCAGCCCCAACGCGCAAAGCGTCTCCAACGATGTCCGTAAACTCAAGAACAACGTCTATGTCGTCGCAGTTGATCTTGCTCTCGGTTACCCCACAAATAATTCCTTTGCGAAACCAGCTGATTCGCACTATCGCGTACAAATTACCAGGCAATTCACTTTGCTGGTAATACAGAAGGCTGTTTTCATGTTTGCTGGATTTGCGATTGCGGAATCTATCCATCCACGTCATTGTCGCTCTCCGATCTTTCTGCTGGCATTGTGGCCTCTTCAGCGGTCTCTGAGCTTGTATCTGTAGGACTAATTTCTGTTAGACCTCCCGCCTGAGTCGCCTCAAGCTCTTGCTCTACATCAAAGTCGTCGCCCAAAACCTCGCCAGCCTCTAGCTGAAGCAGCAATGTTTCTTGAGTGATCGTCCCTGCGGTGTACAACTGCAGTAATGCTTGGATTTCTTGCGGCTCTAGCCTCGTGCCCATGAAGTCGCGGTTTACAAGGCTGCTGCCCGGACTACGTTCTTGCATGTAATCGGCATGGAAACGCAAGCAGTTGTCAATTAGATCTTGCATTTGCTGAGCGACAACCATCATCGTGCTGTCCCCCTGACTGCGGTCGATTCTTTTTGCTTCAGCTGTTTCACCAACCAGCTTTGCACCCAAAACAGCAGCAAGACCTAACTCATTGATTTGAGCAGCGATTTGTTCCAGCCTTCTGAATTGCGCGTCATAGCTGTTGCCTGCTGGCTCAATGTATTGAGCAGCTGCGCCTTCCGGCAGTGCTAACGCTTCTCCTGGACCTGCGCTGATCTCTTCGGCCGATGCAGGGAAGCCGAACAAGGCGAGCATCGGCACAGCCGAGATGTGCAGCTGATTGGAAAGGTCAGATTGAACTTGGTAATGCTGAAGATTCAACTCTGCAATATCACCCAATGGAGGCACCGATTCAAGAATGCCCATACGATTGGAATATGCAACGCTAAAGGGAATCTCGCTTAAACTCGTGCGTCCTTCATCGACAATTACAAAATCACCTTTCTCGTCTTTTTGATGGATCTCGAAAGATCCTGGGGTAAGAACTCTGACCTGCTCTACTTCCTTTTCACCGTACAAGCCATCAGGGACAACGATCTTTTCTGACAGACGCAGTTGCATTAGCTCTTGCTTGCCGTCTTTGACTTCGGTACGCCATCCAAGTATGTCTCTTGGAGTGTATGAAACCCAGTAGGGCCTTCCGTTTTCATTGGCCGCAGGAGCATCCACAAGTACGCCAACGTGGCCATATCTGATGCATTGACGACTGGTGGCAAATAGCCACGTCTGTAAATCGTTGCCTTGCAGATCAACGTCGAAAAGCTGCTCACGAATAACGTCTGACACGTCATCAAGGCGTACTGGCTTGCGAGTCAACATGCCTGCAAGCATTCGCTCTAAACGCAAGTAATACGGCGCAAGAACAGATCTCTGCAGTCTGTTGTCATAGGACTCATCAAGCTCTCTTGGCTCCTGCGGCAAGAACTTCCGATGACCTTTTCTGATTTTGTATGTGCCGCCTAGCAGAGTTTCAATCAAGCCCCAATGGGGCTCCATGTTTACCCAAGCAGTATTAGGGTCGTTCACCTGTGTGACGTTGCCTACGCGTTGCCGTCCAGAAAACCCTGAATACACAGCTAAAACCCGCCCGATGCCTGCAGTTTAGTAAAGCCTAATCCCAGTACCACGACCAGCACGCGCATTGAGCATGCTGAAGTCTCTGTAGACGAGGTAGCCCAGAGCATCATTCATGTGGTCGTAGCCTGCGTCTTTGTCAGGATCGCCTGCCTCCGTGTAACTCTGAAGCTCAAGGCACTCGATGGTGCGTTTACAGCGTGGTGCTACCTGGAGCCTGATTTCACCCTTGCCGTTTTCCAAAAGAGCTTGTACAGAAGCCACCCGATCACGAATGGGAGGATTGGCTTTCGGTGATTGGTTGCTGAAACCATACGATTCCAAGATTTGTATGTCTGTGCGGCTGGCATTCGTAGATCGTGCTGAGCCTGATGCGTCAGGGTAGACATAGACAACAGAGTGGGGAAATCTTTGGCGTAATTCCTGTGCCAAGGCGTCGGTGTCATGAGCGCCGCTGATCTCGTCGATCAGATGAAGTTTGTTGTCAAGACGGACACCGATGACTGCGCTCATGTTGCCGATGTTGAAGTCGACGCCAACCCTTAAAGGCTCGTTCTGATAGTCCTGCTCAGATAGTGCTGAAACGTGTTTAGATCGGTCGAATCGGTCGTAAACCTGACCAGTTGTGAGATTGCAGAACTGACCTTCCAGATACGCCTGGAGAAGAGATGGGTCGTAGTTCGCGCGTAGTCGTTCGATGAAGTCTTGCGGCAGATGTGGATTGTCCGCCGTACGCATTCTGATCAATCTGCGATCAGAGTGCTTTGCCGCATCATCCGAACCGAAGGTTTGCCACATCCATCTAAAACCCTCAGGCGTAGACGCTGCTGCGAACTGCCTAACATTGCCGGACCGTAGGCGACCAAGAATCTTCGGAAATGCGCGAGAACAGACGCTCGGATTCACAGTGTCTATTTCATCGGCGAGGACGAACGACAGGTTTAGGCCGATGATCCGTGACCAATTCTCGAAACTGCGGCACAGGATCTTTGTGTCTCCACCAGGCAGATGCAACACATATTCCGGCAATGGAGATGCACGAAAGGTGTACGGAATCTCGTATTGCTCAAGAAAGTTCTCGAAATCGTTTTGCCAGATATCGCGGATCAACGGCCCTGTCGGTTCCATCACACAGCCGATAAAACCTTGATTAGCCGCTGCAAGGTGCAAAGTCTTTGCGGCTAACGCTCTCGTCTTCCCTGCTCCATAGCCTGCAGACAGGCCGATGATCTCAGTCGTTTCGTCAGCCACAAAATCGAGCTGACCAGGATGCAGGTCGTCTTGCACGCGAGCAAGAACACGCTGCAGATCTATCTGTTCATTATTTTCGCCGATGCGCTGCAGGATGTTTCCAGACGGAATCGCAGACAGGATTCCCATCAGTCGTAGATCTTGGCGAGCTTGGCAGCAGTGTTGATACAGCCGAGAGCAGCTTGCAAGTTTGACTGCTCCATGGCCTTCTTCTGGATCACAGAAAGCTGAGACAGCAGTAGAGCGGTAAAAGCTTGTCGATCAAGGCTGTAGTCCTCCTCAAGCTCTTTACGCGCCTCAGCGATCATCTCGTCGACTCTGCGCTTGCCTAGCCCCCATTCCTGAGCGCCATATTGAACTAAGTCTTGGCGCGTAGCGCCGTTCGCCATCATGCGAGTGATTCTGGCGATACGGAACTTTTTCTCTACTTGCGTACAACGCTTGTTAGCCATGACCTCATCCTAGGGAAGCGAAAGAATCCAAGGCATACCAAACGTGGCTATTGCGATAACCACCTTGGTGTGTCGGGATGATTGGTGTGACGCCATGTCGATTGCGGTATGCGGGATAGACAAGCATCGAACCATCGACCTGATCGAAGGTTGCTCCAAACTCAGGCACATGCAAGTTGCCGCCAGTGCTGTTGCGGCGTTTCGTGATGATGATGTTGACAGCGCCTTTGACGTTGGCGTGGTCCTGGTGAACGGCTGCTGCGATGTTGCAGTTGCTGATGGTCGAAGTGAAGTGATGACTGAAAGACCATCGTTTCGGCACGCGAGTCTTAATGGCCTTGAGATGACCTTCGACTACTTGCGGTGCATTTGCGCGTAATACCTCAAAGGCTTTGACGCCAGCAGCACTCATCGCTCGACAGAACGTTTTAGCGCTAGTCACGCCATGAACCGATGATCGCGACGGATATGGACGACGCATATGCGGTTTGGGCGGACAAGAGCCAAGGATTGCGCTGTATTGCTTGACCTCTGCTGACTGGTCATGAAGGCCAGAGGAACGACGCATGTCCGATTTAGGCACGCGCTTAGTGCGCAGCTCTGTGTCTGCGATGTTCACGAGGTTCAGCAAGTCTTTAGGCAGCTCAGTAAGGAAGAGGCCAACTTGCGTGCCATCACGATCAGCGAGGATGCAACTGTCATGCACGTTCGGCTCGATCAGCGGAACAGCATCACCGATCTTGAGACCGCTGTCGTTCGGCGTAAGCGTGACAATCGGCAGTGTCATTTGCTGAAGCAGAAAACATTGGTACAAGCAGGGAACCAGCTCTGCTGCCACACCGTTTCACGATGGTCGTTGTAGCAGATGCTGTTCCAAGCAGCCTCGACGCGATAGTCACGTTTCTGCTTGTCGATCACAGACCACAGACGAGTTAGGGATGGGTCGATGTCGAACGACCATTCGTAGACCAGCTTTTTGAAAGTCGCGGCCGTGTTTTCGAGGATGGGCATTTCAGCGCCTTCGATGTCCATTTTGCAAGCGTCGAAGCCCTTGGCCTCTTCGTCGAAGTTCAGGCAAGGGACTTTGAGCCCTTTGTCGTTCCACTTACGAACGATCGAGTTACGCCACACCTGACTGTTATTACCGATGTAGAGAGTGACGCTCTTGCGGTCGTCGTGAACAAGTGCAGCTTGCTTAACGGTCGCCTTAAATCGGTTAAGGCGCAAATTGCGCTTGATCATGTCGACGTTGTACGGATCAGGCTCGTAGACCGTTACGTCGGCACCGAGTTTGCATGCGAGCAAGGCGAACGCGCCGACATTGCCGCCACAGTCCATCCATTTTTCACCTGCGCCGATTTTTAGACCACGTTTGAGGTAGGTCTTGCGACCAATGACCTCCTCGAAAGTTTTGAGATCGCTAAAGCCTGGGCGGTGATAAAAGCGAATGCCGCTGATCGTTCCTTCGACGAGCTTCATGCTGCGAGAGCCTCGATCAGTTTCATGCCGACGTAGTCGCCACGTTTACGAGCAGCGTCTACGAGTGCCTTGGCCTCTTCATAGTCTTCAGGACGGAACTCGATCTGAATGGCCTTCATGACGCCATCAGCAAGATCGTTCGTCGGATCGTCTAGGTCGTCTAGAGCGGAATAGTCAGGTTCTTCTGCGAAAGACGGAATGTCATCACCCCAGCCGAGAAGAGTTAAGTCAAAACCAAGATCACCAAGTGCTTCTAGTTCTTTCTGGAGAATGTCGTCATCCCAGGTGCTGTTGAGAGCGAGCTGATTGTCAGCGATGACGTATGCACGACGTTGCTCGTCGTTGAGATGGCCGAGAGCGATGGTCGGAACCGTTTTGAGTCCCATGACACCAGCAGCCATGAGACGCCCGTGTCCAGCAATGACATTCAGATCGTCGTCGATCAGAACAGGGTTAGTGAATCCGAATTCCTTGATTGAACGAACGAGGCGATCAATCTGAGCCTCTGAGTGTTGACGAGGATTGTTTTCGTAAGGAATGAGTGTATCTGGGTCACGCTGAACGATGTTTTCGGCAGCAATCATCAGGACCAGTTATCTGGATTCATCTTCCACAATATACGGAGTTGCCTGAGCTTTGGTTCTACCAGGTGGTGGGAACTTACAACGCCTGAAACATCACCGATCGTAATTTGCACGCAACCATCCTCTAGGCTGCGGATTCGTGGATTTGGCATACATGGCTCTGAGGCGTCGCTCATAGTCTTCAAAGGCTTTGAGGTTGTTCAGATGTTGTTGCTTGGCGTAGTGGTTGTCCATTGATCTGAAGAATGTTGTCGGGGGATGGATCACGACTACTACGTGCCTTGCTTTCCCCGCGCAGCTCTGCAGGTTTTTTATGGCTTTCAGCCTGTATGGGGATACAGGCATCAGGCTCCCCGACATCTAATTAGCCAAAGCCTTCGGGTTTTGGTTGTTTAGATTTTCGCTTATCGGCTCTTTTTTGCAAGCGTCGCACCTCTCTAGCGATAGAGGCAGAGCCAGAAAACATAGGGCGGTCATGCGGATTGATTCCAGCACCACGCTTCCATTCTTTGACGCTATCGACCATCGCCATTAGTCCACCTCCTGAACCGAGAAAGTAAAGCCAGCTTCGATGGCTTCATCTTTCATGTCTTGAAGTTCTTGTTCGTCGTAAGCAGGATCAGCCCATTGCAAATCACCGTCAAGGAATGCTTGAAATTCCCATTTAGGTTGAATGTCACGATTGAGAACCATGAGGCTTTCACGAGCTTCGAGTTCAGTCTGAACACGCTCGAAGGAATCGAACAGGTCGAGCCAGCAATTGTGGAAATCCATTGATCTGTGAGTAGCGCGGTCTCCCGCTTGAATTAATTATGACACATATGGCATGCCACACGCAACCATCAGTCCCAAGAGTTGTAGTACTGAGGCTTGCCGTCCCAGATGCGGAAATACTTGATGGTGTCTGAGACGTACTGCTTGCCCTCAGAGATCTGAATCTTCTTGCGGAAGACTTTGCTGTCTGATGCTTGCCAAGAAGCATCCGGCATGGCTTTACCTTCGCCTCGACCGTCGTCGCCAGTAACGATGGTGTTGATGGGACGAAGCCAGACGCTGGCCTTGGTCATACGCGTGACGACGTAATACTCAACCAGCGTCATGTCGTAGCCGTAGCTAGAGCAGACGATCTGACCCAGCTCGAAGCGATCAGTTTGCAGAAGGGTGGAAGCAGTCATGAAGCAGTGCCGTCTCCGGCTGAACTGACACAATCATGACGTATGGCATGCCATAACGCAACTCACATGGCTGCGAGCTTGCGAATCACAGCCGCGACCATGCCGACGAGCTGTGTTCTCGGAATGCCGCTATAGCGACGGGCTATGTCATTGACACAGTCATTGACCACGTATTTGCCAACAGGAACGCCGTTAGTTGGTGCTGGCGATTCGATGTAACGAGAAGCAGCGTCAGCGATAAGAACGCTACGCGTTTTGCCAAGGCGCTTGGCCTCAAGGTCAAACAGCTCTTTCTGTTCGGGAGTGACGTAGACGTTGACGCGGATCTTTGTAGGTGCAGTGGTCATCAGAAGCGACGTTTCTTTTGTGTAGTGGTGAACGGTGAGCCCTGGCACGGTCTTATGTCGACCGTCCAGCGCAAGTTCTTGATTCGATAGTTCGGCTGTCCGAGCTTGGCGATCGTGACGGAATCAGGGTTTGAACCGTCAGCAACTACCCAGCCATTACGCCACTCTCCGTTTTGCAAACGCTCAACAGAGAGGTTTGTCTCGATAGTGGTTTTTATTCGGGTACTCCCTGGGGAGGGTTCTTTATGAGAGAAATGAGTTTTATTGTTTATTTCATGTGCGCGCGAGGCTTCAGAGTCAATAAAACTCATTTTCTTCATTAAACGCACGTCCTCGGGGGGAGTGTTTAAAAACGACTGAGCAGGTTTGAACAGCACAGCAGGACGACCTGCTTTGATGCTCGGAACAACGCCGTCACGAACGAGTAGACCGCGCTTAACGAGCTGATTGAGATAGCGCAGTGCCTGTTGATTGGTCATGCGGCACTGAGCAGAGATCTCGGTCGCAGTCGTGTGAACCTCGTTTTCCCACAGAGTGCAGGCGTGGTCATACACGCTTGCGATCTGTCCGACAAGGCTGTCCTCTGCCTCAGAGAACGCTTCTGCGGCCATCGCAGCATCACCAGAGCCATGGCTACGCCAGCCATCGTCAGTTAGCTCGATAACGATCGACTGAGCTTGACCACGTCCCATCGGCTTTACAGCGATGCGATGGTCGGTCTGCACCTGACCTTCTTCAGGTACGCGTAACCAGTTCAAAAGCACAGACCAGCTCACAGCAGCAGACAAGCTGTTGTTGCCACGTGATGCAGTGATCGCGTTGCCACCGCTAACGCTCTTATTGGTGTGGTGCACCAGAACTGTTGTGGAATTCGTTCCGGCTAATGCCTGCTCAAGTTGACGAGCAGGACCATCAAACTCGCTGCTGGATTCTTCGATGCCAAGCAGGCCGATACAAGCGTGATAGGTATCAATCAAAACTAGAGAGCCAGGGTTCGCGTCAGCCTGGATTCTTATGGCTTCAATGCCTTCATTTGTCAGTTGTACGCGATCCTCGAGAGTCCAAAGGATTACGCGGTCATGCAAGAGATGTTTCTTCTCTCCGTTCTCATCAACCGTCTCTTTTCCCAAGCCTTCACGCTTGAACAGCGTCCACCAGTCAGATTCGTTTTGGTCGGTGCCGACGATAATGAACTTATTGATGTGCTGCGTGATTCCGACACCTAGGAACTGCGACTCCTGGCGCAGAGAAGCAGCAGCTAAAGCGACCATCAATGCGCTCTTGCCTACCTTCGGCGGAGCGACGAGTAAGTTCTGTCGTCCGCTCATGATTACGCCGTCCCATAAAAACGGCTGCGGAACGACGTTGAGACTGTCGCCGCCTCTTTTTGGCTCTGGTATCGCGAGATCTTGCCCTAGTGCTTTTGCGAGATAACCACTCGCCTCTGCTTTGGTCAGGGTGAAACCAATGTCACAAGCCTGCTCGCGAAACAGCAGAAGCCTGTCACTAGGGTCCGTCGTATAGCCAA